TGAAAGATAAAACTCTTTTAGAGATTGGTAGCGGAGAGTCAACTGTTTACTGGTCTAACTATTTTGGTCAAGTGTGTAGCTATGAGGATGATCCACAATGGGCATCTACTATCAATGTGCCAGACAATGTAGATTTAGTTTTATATAATCCCTCAACAATATTTGAAGATGATTTTTTTAAGCATAGGGTTGGAACCAGTGATTTCATTATCATAGATAATAATCCAAAAGTTTTACCAAGAGAAAGATTCTGTGAATTTGTTGAGAAATACCAGAGTGATAATAGTCAGGTTATACTAGATAACTGCACATGGAACTTAGACGCATATAATTTTATGCTGGGTAGGTATTTCTGTATGGACTTTCCTGGCCAAAATAAAAGTGGCGAAACAACAGTTACCTCTTTATTCTTTGCGAAAAAAACAAGTAAATATTTTAGTCCAGAACAAATAAAAGCATGGGAGAAAACCTCTTGAAGATTGCATTAATAACTGATACTCATTTTGGGGCAAGAAACGATAACGCAAATTTTAATGAATACTTTTACAAGTTCTATGAAGGTGTATTTTTTCCATACTTGCATCAACATAATATAAAGACCTGTATTCACTTAGGTGATGTTATGGACCGTAGAAAATTTGTTTCGTATAGGATTGCGAAAGATTTTCGTGAAAGATTTATCTTGCCCTTCAATCAGTTGGATATCAACCTACACATGCTCGTCGGAAATCATGACACTTTTTATAAGAACACCAATGATGTAAATTCTTTACAGGAACTTGTTGATGGCAAGTTTTCTAATATTAAAGTATACTCGGAAGCACAAGAGGTGGATTTTGACGGCTGCAAAATTCTTTTCATGCCATGGATAAACAATCAGAACTATATTCATTCTATGGGTATGATTGATGAAACGAATGCTCAAATCTGCATGGGTCATTTAGAGTTGAATGGCTTTGAGATGCAGAAAGGTATGATCATGGACCACGGTTGGGACAAAGAAGAGTTCAAAAAGTTTGATATTGTTATGAGTGGCCATTATCACCATAAGTCAGACGATGGTCAGGTGTATTATCTTGGCACACCATATGAAATATATTGGAATGATTGGGAAGACCCGAAGGGGTTTCACATATTTGATACTGAAACGAGAGAGCTTGAGCGCATCGTAAATCCATATAATATATACTCTAAAATTTATTATAATGATGCAGTGGGAGTGTATTTTGATGATACTTATGATTTTCAAAAATACAAGGACAAATATGTAAAGTTAGTGGTCATCAACAAAAAAGATTTGTTTCAATTTGATAGATTCACAGATAAGCTCTTGACTGTAGGTTGCCATGATGTTAAGATAGTTGAAGACTTTTCAGAAATGGATGCAAGTAATGTATCTGATGATATTATTGAAAATGCAGAGGATACGATGACCTTACTGGAAAGATATATTGATGAGTTGCCTGTAGACCTAAGTAAAGACAGACTTAAAAATACAATGAGAACTTTATATACTGAAGCACAGGATTTAGAAATTTGAAATTTGATTTTGTCATAAACGAAATTTCCAGGGCACATGCAACGGACTTTGTGCAGTCTTTGCATTACTCTAAAGTCATGCCTAAACTTACAAAGCATTTTCTAGGTTGCTATCTAGAAAATGAACTTGTTGGCGTTTTAACTTTAGGATGGGGAACACAACCAAAAGCAACAATTGCAAAATTGTTTGAGGGTTTCGACACAAAAGACTACTATGAAATTGGTAAGATGTGTATGAAAGAGGAGATGCCTAGAACGTCTGAATCACAAATGATTTCTGCCGTGGTCAGTTGGATGAAAGATAACTGTCCAGAAAAACAGTTTCTTTACACTTGGGCAGATGGTATTATGGGTAAGCCAGGTTTTGTTTATCAAGCTGCAAATTTTCTTTATGGTGGATTTATTTGGACACAGATTTATATCAGTGATAAAGGTGAAAAGATACATCCAAGATCTAGTAGAAGATTATGTGATGAAAATGTGCAATTTAAATTAGAGAGAGAGCCAGATTTCTTTGTTGGCAAAAAGGGTAAAAGAATATATTGGTTAACTCAAGATTTTCTTGACCACAAAGGCATAAGTAAAATACGTGGAAAACAATTTAGGTATATTCTCCCACTGAATAAGAAAGCTCGAAAGCTACTGAAAAAATCCAAGGTCAAATGGACACTTGAATATCCAAAAGAGAAAGATTTAGTATGGGATAAATCCTCTGTGAATGGTAGAGAGCGTTTAGATAAAATGCCACATATTGATGGTGATATGACAGAGTATAATAGTAAAAATGTTAATGCACATAGAGGCACATTGGAGGCTTTTCTTTGATAACTTTTGAATGCGTTAGGTGGAAAAACTTTTTATCAACTGGTAATAACTTCACTGAAATACAACTAAACAAAGAATCAACCACACTTATCATTGGTGAGAACGGTGCAGGGAAATCAACTGTTCTTGATGCGATATGCTTTGGACTTTTTGGGAAACCATTTCGTAATATCAAAAAGCCACAACTTCTCAATACAATCAATGGTAGCGGCTGTGTTGTTGAGGTAGAGTTTAAGGTTAGTGGTAAAAGCATAAAGGTGGTTCGTGGCATCAAGCCAAATGTATTTGAAATTTACATCAGCGGTAAGATGTATAATCAAGATGCAAATGCCAGAGATTACCAAAAGTATCTTGAGCAACAAATACTAAAGTTGAACTATCGTAGTTTCACACAGGTTGTTATTCTTGGTTCATCTACATTTGTGCCTTTCATGCAATTGAAAGCACAGCATCGTAGAGACGTTGTTGAGGAGATTTTGGATATTCAAATTTTCTCTTTGATGAATATGATTCTCAAACAAAAACTGAAGACGATTGATGATAACATAAAAGATATTGATTATAAACTTGACCTGGCTTCAGAAAAAGTTTCTTTGAAAGAGAAATATATCAAAGATTTACAAGACAACAAAAGAAAACTTTTAGTTGAGAAAACAAACTTAATCTCTGGTAATGAAGAGGAGATATTTAAGAAGAAAAGAAAGATTGCTGACCTTCAAGATGATATTGAGGGCATGCATGAAAAAATCTCAAACGCTACAAAAGTCGTTGAACAGTTTGATAAACTGAACGATTTAAATTCACAACTAAAAACAAAACACAGGTCGCACAAAAGACTCATCAAGTTTTTTGAAGAGAACGAAGATTGTCCAACTTGTCAACAACACATTGATGAAGTCTTTAAAGACACTATGATTTCCAAAGAAAACAATAAGTATGACAAACTCACAGTTGGAATAAAAGAACTTGCTGATAAACTTGAAGCGACCAAAGTTAAAATCAATATCATAAATGAGGTCAATCAAAATATACAATCAAACAATGTTGAAATTGCAAAAGAAAATAGTTCCATATGTCAGTTAGAAAAATTTAACGCAAGCTTACAAACAGAGGTGGACCACCTAGAAAATGGCCAAGTTGAAAGCACAGACCATACTGATTTGAAAGAACTAAGAGAAGAAATCTCAACTTTAACTGACCTAAAATCTAAGTTGAGAGAGGATAAAACTTATGCTGAAGCATCAAAGAATATGTTACAGGATACTGGCATCAAAACAAAAATTATCAAGCAATATCTTCCGATTATGAATAAGTTGATTAATACTTATCTTTCATCTATGGAGTTTTATGTAAACTTCACATTGAACGAAAATTTTGAAGAGAATATCAAGTCAAGATATCGTGACGATTTCACATACGAATCTTTTAGTGAAGGTGAGAAGATGCGTATTGACCTTGCTCTGTTATTCACATGGAGAGCGGTGGCAAAGATGAAGAATAGCACAAACACCAATCTGCTTATTCTTGATGAAATATTTGACAGTTCACTTGATGGGACAGGGACGGACGAGTTTCTAAAAATTCTAAATACACTTGGTGATGAGAACGTATTTGTAATTAGTCATAAACAGGATGCACTCGCAGACAAGTTTAGAGATACAATACGATTTGAGAAGGTGAAGAACTTTAGCCATATAGTGGAGTAACATTATGTTTATGAAATCATTAAAACTACAATACGAATCAGAGATTGCAAAAGCAAAAGATAATATTGAAGTCTACCTTAGTAATCCAGCGGGGATTGGTGAACACCCTGATCTTGCCGCTGCGATTGATAGTCAAGTAGAAGTAATCGCACACGCAGAAGATAAGTTAGGTGTTATAAACAAACACTTTGGACATAAAATCTGATGAAAAAAAGAATTCATATCAACATGCACAAAATTCGTGCAAACAAAAAACACGGCACAAAAGAACCTGTGATTACCGTGAAAACATCAAAGACGAATACTTATGGTCATGAGGTTGAAATATTAGGTGAAAGCAAAGTTGTTTACTCACCAGACAAACCTTTGTCATGTGGTGCTAGGGTGTGGATTGAAACTAATGCAGAGGTGAAGATAGATGGGCAAACGCTCGAACTTTGAGCGAAAGCCCAGAGACTTTTATCCTACACCGATAGAGGCAGTATATCCTCTCTTAGACCATTTAGAAGAGAATGTTATTTTTGCAGAGCCGTGTGCTGGTGATAGACGTTTATCAGACCACCTAGAAAAGTTTGGACATGTCTCCATGTGGCGTTCTGACATAGAGCCAAGAGCAGAGGGTATCGCAGAGATAGATGTTTTTGACCTTCAAGATACGAGAGGTGCAGATGTGTTTATAACTAACCCGCCATGGGATAGGAAAATCCTTCATCCACTTATCAATCATCTATCAAATATGGCACCCACTTGGTTATTGTTTGATGCGGATTGGATGCACACACGGCAGAGCCGTGAATATATAAAATATTGCAGTATGATTGTAAGTGTGGGGCGAATCAAGTGGTTTGGAAATATGACAGGCAAAGATAATTGTGCTTGGTATTTGTTTGACAAAGAAACTACATCGACAAAATTTATCGGTAGAGTGTGATAAATATGTCACACTTTGACCTAAAATCGAAAAAAACGACATAGAATGCTATTTTTTGTTTGACAATATCACTTCCATATGCGAAAATGTATATAGTGATGAGAAACAAAGAGGTTATTTCCCATGATGTCATGTAACTGGATTGTTCGTAATCTTCTGATAAAAAAGAAGATGCTGAAAGAAGCCGGAGTTGACATTACTCCTCTTGACAATGAACGGAAGGTAAACAAAGCATTCAAGGATGCTGGGTTGATTTTCCCAAAGTCAAATAATCGTGGAAGAGCTTAATTTTCTTGTTGACAAACCTCTCTGTGTATGGTAGGCTATACCTATGATGAAAAACAAATCGACAATCGCTCGCCTTCTTGCTGAAGAGGATATCCATGTCGTTAACAAGGCAATGGATACCGCTTACTTCAATATTAAGAAGCGAGAGTTAGGACTTCCCATCTGGAAAGATGAGATTTCCAAGGTAGAAGAAGAACTGATGGTGTGCCACGAGATTGGTCATGCTCTCTGGACTTCTATGAATATGATTAAGAAAGCAGAGGCCCGTGGTCTTAACGCTTCTTTTGTGAACATCCTTGAGGATGCTCGTATTGAGAAGTTTGTAAAGCGCAAGTATCCCGGCTCTGTTAATCTGTTCAAGAAGGGTTATGCCGCTCTTGCTGCCCGTGACTTTTTCGGGATTGCCGAAACGGGTGTCAATTCTTGCAATCTGATTGACCGCATCAATCTGTTCTTCAAGGGACAGGATGGTGTCGAGTTTTCTGACGAGGAAAAGGTTTTCGTTGACCGTGCCGATAAACTCGAAACGGAAGACGAAGTTCTTGACCTTGCCGAAGAACTTTACAAATACATGGAAGACAATCCAGAAACAGACAAGCACGATAATGGTGAGTCTGCACCTTCTGATACAGGAGATAGTGGTGAAAAAAGTTCTGAAGAGAGCGGCGATACTAGTGATGATTTACGCTCTACTGACGATTCTACTGTGGATAACTCTGGAAGCAATGTAGGAGATGATGATGGAGATGATGATGGCAATGCTGATGGTGGTTCTGCCGGTGACTCTGATGATGCCGGTGATGATACCAAAGACGGTGCCGATACCAGTAAAGGTTCGGAAGTAGGCGGTAACGCCACCTCTTCTGCTCCTGCTAGTGTTCCAGAAGCCAAGACTGATAAGGCTCTAAGTGATGCCCTCAAGTCTTTGGTTGACGGTGATGCCAACGAAAAGGTTTATGGTCGTATTCCCAAAGTTGACTCTTCTAAGTTTATCGTGGATTACAAAACTGTTGTCACTGAGTTGGGTGCTAACTATCCCTCTGATGATAAATGGGTTGGAACTTCTTTGGGTGAACTCAAAGAGTTCAAGAATGACTCGAAGAAAACTGTGAACTACATGGTCAAAGAGTTTGAGATGAAGAAGTCTGCCGACCAGTATGCACGGGCTGCCACTTCTAAGACTGGAACTCTGGACATGGGTGCGCTTCACACTTACAAGTTCAATGATGACTTGTTCAAGAAAGTGACGACTCTGCCGGGTGCTACCAATCACGGTATGGTTATGGTCCTTGATTGGTCCGGTTCAATGGTTGATAATCTGAAGGGTACGATTGAACAGTTGCTTCAGTTGGTAATGTTCTGCCGTCGCACCAAGATTCCTTTTGAGGTGTTTGCTTTCACCAGTTGTTATAAACATCTTGGTGGCTACTACAATCGTGGCACCTATCTTGATGTAAACTATGGTGAGATGACAATCTCAGATAAGATGAGTCTTCTAAACTTCTTCTCTAGTAAAATGAGTGCTGCCGAAGAAGAAAAGATGATGCACTATCTCTGGATGGTTGGTAAGCGTTACAATCGGACATATGAAGATTGGGCTACCACTGGTTTTCCTGTGAACCCGCCTTCACAATATTCCTTGGGTGGAACGCCTCTGGATGATGCCATTGTTGTGCTGATGGACTTCCTGCCGAAATACAAGAAAGCGGCTGGTGTTCAAAAGATCAACACGATTTTCCTGACCGATGGTGCTAGTAATAGTTTGCCAGGTGTCAAGGACAATAATGTACACGGCGATTTCTATCAGGGATTTCGTAAAGAAAATCTTTTGATTGACCCTGTTACCAACAAGCGGTATGAGTTTGGTGATTATAACAATGATATCACTGATACTCTTCTCAAGGCTCTCAAAGGTCGAGTGTCGGGTATGAATGTCGTCGGGTTCTTCCTTGCTGGTTCTGGGCGCAAAGGCACCGTTAGTCGTAACACTTGGTACTATCTTTTGCGAGGTGGCACCACTACGGCTGATGCTGCCATGGCCGAGATGCGTAAAAACAAGGTTGTGGTGCTGGAGTCCAAAGGTTATGACCAGTATTACATTCTGCCCGGCGGTGCGGCTCTTGCCGTCGAGAATGATGGTTTGGATGATAAGTTGGTTGGCGCTTCCAAGGGTAAACTCAAGACTGCCTTTGCCAAGTCCAACAAGGGACGCATTCAGAGCCGAGTGCTTCTGAACAAATTTGTTGGCATGGTAGCGTAAAAAAAGTGTTGACAAACTTTGTAAAGTATGCGATAATAAGATAATGATGATGACAACAGTGAAAGAGGTTGATATGTCTGTCAAGTTAACTCCCCGCAAAAAGTTGTTTGTTGAGGCTGCTGCCGAGATGTTCGGTAATGGTTCAACAATCAATAAAGAGCAGACTCGTATTGCTGCCGATAAAGCGGGTGTTCCGTTTCCCACTTGGTTCAAGAAGTGCAAGGTGGGATACAATATGTTCAAGCTTCCAGAGCTTGACATTCCTGCCTTCGTCGCTGATACGGTAGCGGCAGTAACTCCAGAGCCAGATGCCGTTATGAACTTGGTTGCGTCGAACATGGAGAAACAGAATCTTGTTCCGGCTCCGTTTGAGGGTTTTGTTCCTTGGGGTAACTATTCCAATCTCAAGAAGATTGTGAAGTCCGGTATGTTCTATCCTGTCTTCATTACGGGCTTGTCTGGTAACGGCAAGACTCTGATGGTCGAACAGCTACATGCTGAACTTGGTAAAGAGTTGATCCGACTCAACATCACAATTGAGACTGATGAGGATGACTTGCTTGGTGGGTTCCGTTTGGTAAACGGTGAAACTAAGTTTGTTCCCGGCCCCGTCATTGAGGCCATGGAGCGTGGTTGCACTCTGTTGCTTGATGAGTGTGACTTGGGTTCTAACAAGTTGATGGCACTCCAGCCCGTCCTTGAGGGCAAGGGTGTGTTCCTCAAGAAAGTCAACAAGTGGGTGACTCCTAAAGATGGGTTCAACGTGATTGCCACTGCCAACACCAAGGGCAAGGGTTCTGAAGATGGACGGTTCATTGGAACCAACATCCTCAACGAAGCGTTCCTTGAGCGGTTTGCCATCACTGTCGAACAGCCCTATCCTACTGCGGCGACTGAGAAGAAGATCGTCATGGGGTCCATGAAGAAATACGGTGAAGTGGATGAAGAGTTTGCCACCAATCTCGTAACGTGGGCTGAAGTCATTCGTAAGACTTTCTATGATGGTGGTGTTGACGAGATTATCTCAACTCGTCGTCTGGACCACATTGTCAAGGCATTCACTATCTTCAAAGATAAAATGACTGCCATTGAGATGTGTGTCGCTCGGTTCGATGAAGATACCAAAGAGTCCTTCATTGACCTTTACACCAAGGTTGATGCTGGTGTAATGACCAGCGAAGAGACTGAAGAAAAAACTGAAAAGGGGGTTGAAAACGAGTTTTAAATCCCTATATATAAGAGACACAAGGCAGTTCGTAAGTCCTTGGAAGGGAGTTTCGGTTGGTTCTCCAAAACAAAACCAACCACTTTAACGTATCGCCTTATTGGGATACACAACACAGTCTTGCTTAGTAAAGGAGATTTAAAATGGTAAGCAACGCATTAACACTACTCGACAATTTTAACAAACTTACGCCCTACGCAGTTGGGTTTGATCGTGTATTCGACAATCTCAATCGTTATGTGGATAATAATGTAACGTCCACAGGGTTCCCGCCTTACAACATTCGGAAGGAAGGTGATTATAACTATGTCATTGAAATGGCACTGGCGGGTTTCGGTAAAGATGATATCGAAGTAGAGGTTGCCGAAAACACTCTTTCGGTTCGGTCAGATGGAAAGAAAGACACAGATGATTCGGTATATCGGGGCATCTCTTTCAGACGGTTTGACCGTAAGTTCACACTGGCTGACGATATTGTAGTCAACAGTGCTTCTCTAGAGAACGGTATGCTCACAATTGAACTGGAGCGTATCATTCCAGAGGAAAAGAAACCTCGACTTATTGAGGTCAAATAAAATCCACAAAGGGGGGATTGACAACAATCCCCCCTTACTTTATTATATTATATAGATAGCGAGGTATATTTTATGATTCAGATGGAGACTCATATCAAGCCAGCCGTAACTTTTGGTAAGGTTGTTTTTGAACAAGAAATAGTTGATGAACTAATTGAAGAGGTGGAAAGATTGAGAAACACCGGCGATAACGCTGGCGATAAACTAGTCGGTCAACTTCATAATGATGAAAGGTCAGATCAAGTATCCTTAGATTTTAATACTGATGTCGGTAAAATGTGGAAGAAACTTATGAACGGCATCGGCGACAAATATCTAACCGATATGATAGGAAGGATGGCCAAATCCGAATGTTTTGAAGCGTGGACAAATCACGCATATGCTGGAGACTATAATCCATTTCATACTCACGGTTGTCAAACTTATGCTGGCTTATCAGCATTTATGTGGCTAAAAAATCCAGAGTGCATTGAAGAAGCATGGGATGAGTGGGTTTCAGAACTTCCAGAGGACGCACCAAAGATTCCAAACTTAAATAACGCTAGTGGTGTTATTGATGGTTGGACTCAATGTGTATGGAACACAACCTGTAATCAAGATACATTGGCACTACATCCACCTGGCCAAGAATGGTTCAAGCCCACAGTTGGACATTTATGGATTTTTCCAAACTGGTTACATCACCAAGTATATCCATTCTTTGGGCCAGGTGAGAGACTTTCAATTGCGATGAATTGGAATGTTCATGACTCTGATGAGCAACTGTTACTCGGCAAATCTGAAGAGCAAAAGAAAGAGTTCTATGAGTTTCAAGAGCGGCGAAAGAAAGAGAAACAGATTTTAGACAAAGCAAAAGAGGATGGATTTTGGGAAAAATAAACTACAAATATGATGAAGGTAATATTCTTTCAGAGTTGAAAGAGTATATCGACTCTACCTATGATGAACACTACAGCAAGAACAAGTTTCAAGCGACAGAGTTTATCATAGATGGGGGCCATGGTGAAGGTTTCTGTATTGGTAATATCATGAAGTACGCACAACGATACGGAAAGAAAGGTGGAAAAAACCGTAGGGACTTGCTAAAAGTTATTCACTATGGTATTATTGCACTATACATTAATGAAATGGAAGAGAGTGAAAATGAAACTAAGTGACAATACAATTTCTGTGTTGAAGAACTACTCAACAATCAATCAAAATCTGATGATTAAAATGGGTTCAACACTATCCACAATGTCTGCTATGAAAAACATCGTGGCTAAAGCCACAGTCGAAGAAACATTTGAGAAAGACATTGCCATTTATGACTTGAATGAGTTTCTTGCTTGTATGTCTCTATTTGAGAATCTGGATTTAGATTTTCAAGATGATTTTGTCATTATGAAAGGTGAGTCAAACAACTCACTCAAATATTGGTATTCTGATCCTAGTGTGGTAACAACTGTGTCAAAAGCAATTGAGATGCCACCATGTGAAGTAAAATTCAGTATATCAAGTGAACAACTATCCAATATTACCAAAGCAGCCGCTACAATCGGTGCGCCCGATATGGTGTTAGAGAATGGTGACCTTAGAGTTACTGATAAGAAAAATGATACTGCCAACTCATATAGCATGAATGTGTTTGAGGATACTGGTGTTGACTATAAGTTCTGGTTCAAGGTTGAAAATCTAAAACTTATGGCCGGAACATATGATGTTAGTGTTTCCTCTAATAAGATTAGTAACTTCAAAAACACAAATGCTGACATGGAATATTTTATTGCTCTTGAACCAGAATCATATTATACTTGAGGTGATGAATGGAAGACTTTTTATGGGTAGAAAAATATCGGCCTAAGACGATTAGCGAATGCGTTTTACCAAGTGGGTTGAAGCAAACATTATCAGAGTTCATATCTAAGGGTGACTTACCAAATCTAATATTGTCTGGCGGGCCCGGTGTAGGTAAAACTACGGCTGCAAAAGCAATGATTGAAGAGCTTGGTCTAACCTATATGATGATTAACGGTTCTGAAGAATCTGGGATAGATACCCTGAGAGTGAAACTGAAGAACTATGCCTCTACAGTTTCTCTACACGGCGGGCGAAAATATCTTATTTTAGACGAGTCTGATTATTTAAATGCTCAGTCTACACAGCCTGCCCTACGAGGGCTAATTGAAGAGTTTCACAAGAACTGTGGATTTATTCTAACATGCAACTATAAGAATCGTCTGATACCACCACTACATTCTCGTTGTAGTGTGGTGGATTTTACAATTCAGAAGTCAGAGAAGAAGGAACTGGCTGAACAATTCTTTAAAAGGGTGATGGATATTCTTGTAGCAGAGGATATTAAGTTTGAACCAAAAGCGGTTGCTGAAGTTATCAACAAGTTCTTTCCTGATTGGCGAAGAGTAATAAACGAACTTCAAAGATACTCTGTCTCTGGCAGGATTGATGCTGGAATACTCGTAGACATTTCAGAAATAAACATCAAAGAACTTATGAGGTTCATGAAAGATAAGGAGTTTACTAATGTTCGTAAATGGATTGTTAACAATATTGACAATGATCCTACTCGCTTGTTCCGCCGTCTTTATGATAACCTATATGATTATATGGACGGCTCTAGTATTCCCCACGTTGTTGTTATACTGGGTGAGTATCAATACAAAGCGGCTTTTGTTGCCGACCAAGAAATCAATATGCTTGCGTGTTTGACAGAGATTATGGCTAGAGGTAAATTTAAATGAAAGTGAATACAGAGACACAATACGATATACAACTGCCTGCAGGCACCGCTGTTCAGTTCAAAGGTGTTGAACTTGGGATGGAAGAGTTTCATATTGCATATTTGTTTGACAAACTAAGAAAAGACTTTGGTTTCTTAGAGAGTGCAAAAAAACAAATGCCTGTAAATGGTGATGGAGAGGTTATGCCGATGTATACCTATCCTTGCTATGAATATCTAAACTCTATAGATTGGACTGGTGCAGATGTGTTTGAATACGGCACTGGTTTTTCTACAGTCTGGTGGAAAAACAAAGGTGCAAATATTTATGGTGTGGAACACAACAAACAGTGGTATGATAAAGTTGATGGTAAGAAACTAGGAAATATTATACTTGAAAATGATGTGGAGCGCTATCCTAAAATTGTCTGGGCATTCTCTGTAATGTTTGATGTTATCGTAATAGATGGACTTGTGAGATATGAATGTGTAGAACCGGCAGTATCTAATTTGAAGCCAGGTGGTATGATTATATTTGATAACTCTGACTGGCATAAAAATACAAAGGAGTTGTTAGATACGAAGGATTTAATTCCTATTCACTTTCATGGGTTCAAACCCACACATGTAGATAGTCAGACAACTTCTGTCTACATGCATAAAGATTTCAATAAGAAAGCACAAAGCATTATTCCTATGGGTGGGACAGAACGGGCACCGCACATGGCAGATAAGCCCAAAGATTACCAACCAAAAGTGGGTGAAATCATGCAGGGCAGACCCGAAGAGCTAGAATATAGACGATGATTCCCCTTGACAACCGCACTCCCTTGTTTTATAAATAATATGAAATATTTGTATTACATGGAGAGAGCGGTTGTCACTTAGAAAATATCTTCATCAAGTAAGACCAAGAGAAGAGTCTTATGTCAATCATGTTGACAGGATTGAAAATTTATTTATCGCTGAAAAATTTGGAATGGCTAATTTTCCAAATGGAGTGGGTGGGGATAAACCTCAAAAGGACGAAAGAACCATTTATGCTCCGGTAGATGGTCAAGATTATGCATATCCAGAAGGATTTCCAACACTAAAGAAAACAGATTTGGTAGATAAAAATGGAGAGGTGATTAAAAGTCTCTCGGCTGGAACAACTGTTTGGTTTACTGCCCCAGCTACACTGCACAAGAGACAGATATCAGGAATTCCCGGTGGTAAAGTTTCTGCAACCACTTGGTTCGCAAAAGTATCATTAAAAGGTCATGACAAACCTTTTGATGGATATGTTCCAATAAGTAATATTAAAAAACCGGGCGGCAAAAGTCAAAAAAGAGTTGCCTCTGGAACTAAAACTCAACAAGAATGCGCTGCATACATAAAAGAATTGTGTGATAAAAAAGGTATAGAGTATGCATCTGAATTTACCGTTGCACCTAGTGGGTCAACGATACCAGATTTGGTGATGACGATTGATGGAAAAAGAATTCAATTTGAAATAAAAGGGACTAACGCTAGAGCTAATGAAATAACATTTTTCGATATCACTGCAAGAAGAAAACAAAACGCAAAGTCTAGATTAGGTAAAGAAGATTTGGATAAAACTGCGTTGATTTATATTGCTTCTGGTGGAACAAATCTTAAATCTGCATTTAAAAAGGGTGGAAAGTTTCGGAAACTTCTTAATAAAGAGGGAGCATTTTATGCTATAATGGAATATTATAGAGAACTTGCCATGACAAAAGAACAAAGAGCCGCCTTCCTTGCAGGGGAGCCAATGGAATCGAATATCGGATTTGCTGGAGACAAGGGAGTGGTTAAATCTGGTAAACTACCAAATGAGTTTAAAGTTGAAAGTGGACCATTGTTAAAGAAGATGCATTTGTTCATATTAAAACATTTCATAAAAGGTGGTGATGATTATTTTGTAATTCATGATAGGTCGAGTGATAATTTTGAAGTGTATAACGTAAACAAAAAAAATGATATATTGAAAATGCCAACTTTACCTCAGTTTAAACAATTTAGGTTATCAACTTATGGTGGACCATCAGCCGCTGGCACCCGTGTTGGATATAAAATAAAACTTTAGGAA